TCTCGCGTACAAGTTGACGGTCCCCGGGCGGTTGACGCGGTTGACGATGGCTCGCCTCACTCCTGAACAGCGCGAGCAAGTGCTCTCGCGCATCGCCGGCGGCGCCTCGTACGAGGAAGCCGCCGAGTGGTGTCGCAAGAAGCTCAAGGTCACGATCTCGAAGCAGGCGATCGGCAAGCTCGCGGTGAAGCACCGGAGCGAGCGCGCCGCGGTATCGAAGGCGATCGCCGCCGATCACATCGCGCGAACGCTGCCCGCCGATCTCACCGCCGCCGACGCGCATCACGCGCGCGCCGCGCGGCTGCTCGAGATCGCAGCGAACGCGTGCGAAGAGGATCCGAGCGTTGCGAACTTCGAGAAGTACGCCAAAGCGAGCGCGGCGTACCTCAAGTGGGAAGAGCTCAAGCGGAAGACGCTCGGTCTCGACTCGCCGGACGGAGGGTTCCTCGACAACGTCGTCGACCTCGCCGGCCTCGCCCTCGCTGAAGAAGACGCGTCCGCCCGAGCAGCCGCCTTCGACGACAACGACGACGACCGCAGCGCCAACCGGCCTGCAGCCGCTCAGTCTTCGTGACCGACAGCTCGCGATCGCGCGGGCGTTCATCAGACGCTACCGAGACGATCCGGTCCTCTTCGCGCGCGAGGTGCTCGGCATCCGCGTCTGGGGCAAGCAGGCCGAGATCCTGCGCGCGGCCGCGAAGTACAACCGCGTCACCGTTCGCAGCGGCCACAAGTGCGGCAAGTCGAAGGCCGTCGCGATCCTCGCCCTCTGGTGGGTCGCGACGCGCGGCGAGGCGCGGGTCGTTCTCCTCGCTCCGTCGTACCGGCAGATCTCCGAGATCGTCTGGCGCGAGATCAAGGAGACCCACCGCGCGGCGCGGATGCCGCTCGGGGGCGAGGTCTTCACCAACCCCGAGCAGGGCATCCGCTGGCGCGACGGTCGGCAGATCTTCGGGTTCTCGACCGACAGCAAGGAGCGGGTCGCCGGCTTCAGCGGCAACATCCTCTACGTGCTCGACGAGGCGTCGGGCATCCCCGACGAGGTGCACGAGGTCGTCTCGACGAACCCCGGCGGCACGGTCGTGATGATCAGCAACCCGACGAGGACGTCGGGAGCCTTCTACGACTCGCACAACCAGGGCGCCCTCGAGCACGGCGGCGTCTGGTTCACCGTCGCGATCTCGAGCGAGCAGGCCGCCGCCGAGAACACGCCGATCCCGGGCCATCCTGGCCGGTTCCGGTACAAGTACCTCGCCAACAGCGACTGGATCGAGGCACGCAAGCGCGAGTTCGGCGAGGGCTCGCCCTACTACGACATCCGCGTGCGCGGAGCCTTCGCGCGCCAGGCCGACAACGCGGTGATCGCCGCCGGCCTCGTCGACGCGGCGGTGAAGCGCTGGGACTCCACCGACCCAGATGGCCCCCTCGAGGTGGGCGTGGACGTCGCCCGATTCGGCGCCGACGACTCGGGCATCGTCTGGCGTCGCGGGTACTGGGCGAGCGAGCCGATCACGATTCACGGCTTCGACACGGTGGCCGTCGCGAATCGCGTGCGCCAGGTCTGCCGCGACTTCCGCAACCCGGGCGAGAAGCCGCGGGTGAAGGTGGACACCAGCAACGGCTACGGCGCCGGCGTCGCCGACATCCTCAGGCAGGATGAGGACCTCGAGGTGGTGGATGTGTCCGCCGCCGAGTCGGCCACCGACAAGCACTACGTCCGGTTGCGCGATCAGCTCTGGTTCGGGATGGGCGGCTGGCTCAAGGACGGGGGCGCGATCGCCGCGGACAAGATCCTCGTCGGCGAGCTCAAGGCCCCGACCTACAAGGTCGACGAGAAGGGCCGGCAGAAGGTCGAGTCGAAGGACGACCTCAAGAAGCGGCTCCGTCGGTCTCCCGATCGAGCCGATGCCCTCGCGCTCTGCGTCTTCGATCCGCCGCGTCGGAACGACGGGATGATCTTCTCCGCCGCAAGGCGAGTCTTCGGAAACCGCTGATGGCCAAGGCAAGAGTCCAACGCACGCCGATCGCGAAGCCGGCCGTGCCGAAGGCCTCGCGTCCGTCGGTGCCGAGCGTCTGGACGAACTGGACGCCGCGTTCGATCCGCAACGCGCTCACCGCACACGAGAGCGGCGACTTCTTCGCGGCCGCGCTCCTCGCCGATCAGTACCGCCGCGACGACCGGATCTTCGCGACCCTCGACACCCGCGTGCTCACCGCGCTCGGCCTGCCGTGGGACATGGTGCCGAGCGAGGACACCGCACGCCTGCAGGACGCCCAGCGATACGCGCGCCAGGTCAAGGCCTGGTGGTTCACCGCGATCCCGGAGTCCGTGCAGGCCGACGTGCTGCGCCAGGTCGGCGTGATGGGCTTCTGCCTGGCGGAGAACGTCTGGGAGGAGCAGCTGGTCCCCGTCGCGAGCTCGCTCGCGATCCCGGAGCTCCGCCCTCGGCTTCGAATCCATCACCCGCAGTTCGTCCGGTACCAGTACGGCATCGACGAAGAGGGCTGGTACATCCAGACGCAGGACGGGCCTATTCGCGTGACGCCCGGTGATGGGCGCTGGGTGCTCTTCTCGCACGGCGCCGAGCGCCCCTGGATGAACGGAGCCCTTCGCGCGCTCGCCTGGCCCTGGCTGATGCGCACCGACGGGCGACGCGACTGGATGCGACGCTCGGAAATCGACGGCATCGGCGTCAAGCGCGCGCGCACGCCGCCGAGCGACCAGATCGACCAGAAGACGCTCAACGCGTTCCTCGCTCAGGTGAAGAACATCGGATCGGACGGAACGCTCGTCCTTCCGAAGGACTACGACTTCGACATCCACTCGAACACCGCGAGCGCGGCGCAGGGGTTCACCGCGCTCCTCGGCTCTGCCGAGATGGCGATCACCCTCGCGCTTCTCGGTGCGAATCTGCCGACCGAGGCCACGGGCGGATCCTTCGCGCTCGGCGAGGTGCAAGCGGGCTCCACGCTCGACCGCCTCGAGGCCGACGTCGAAATGCTCTCGACCTGCTTCCGCGAGCAGGTGATCAAGCCGTGGGGGCGGTTCAACGTCGAGGGCTGGGCCGACGAGCTCGCGCCCTGGCCTCGATGGGATCCGACTCCCCCCGAGGATCGCCAGGCCAACGCCGCCGCGCTGCTGACCGCTTCGCAGGCGATTCTCAACCTCCACGAGCTCGGGGTCGAAGTCGGCCCGCTGCTCGAGAAGTTCGGCCTGAAGGCCAGCGAAGCCGGGCTCCGGGCACCGTCTGGAGCAGCGCCGCACCCCGCCGCGACGATCCAGCCGCAGCAGAAGCAACCGCAAGGCCCCGCGCAGCAGGCACCTCGATGAACAAGCTGGCCGAATACGCCGCCGCACTTCCGTGGGCGATTCGCCCCACCATGCTCGCGACCATCCTCGCGATCGCGAACGGTGAGGGCCCAGGCCCCGAGGCCGTCTCGCGCGAGCTCGGGCGTCCGCTCGACAACACCCGCGCCGTCACGCTGCGCGGCAGCGTCGCCGTCGTGCCGGTCACCGGCCCCATCTTCCGGCGCGCGAACATGCTCACCGAGATCTCCGGCGCGACCAGCGTGGAGATCCTCGCGCGCGACATCAACACGGCGCTGGCCGATCCGAACGTCCGCGCGGTGGTGCTGGACGTCGACTCACCTGGCGGCGAGGTCACGGGGATCCACGAGCTCGCCGACATGCTGTACGCGGCGCGCGGCGGAAAGCCGATCGTCGCGTACGCTGGCGGATCGTGCGCATCGGCGGCCTACTGGCTCGCGAGCGCGTGCGAGCAGCTCGTCGTCGATGCAACTGCGCAGGTCGGGTCGATCGGCGTCGTTGCGTCGGTTCCCAACCCCGCCGCCGACAGCGCGGGAAAGCTCGAGTTCGTGTCGAGCCAGAGCCCGGGGAAGCACCCCGATCTCCGGACCGACGAGGGGCGCGCGATCTTGCAGTCGAAGGTCGACACCCTCGCTGGGATCTTCGTCGACGACGTCGCGAGGAACCGGCACTGCGCCGCCGCGAAGGTCCTCTCGGACTTCGGGCGTGGCGGAGAGCTCTTCGGCGCTGCTGCCGTCGCCGCTGGGATGGCCGACGCGCTCGGCTCCCTCGAGGGCGTGATCGCGTCGCTGAACGCCGGCGAGCTGCCGGCCAAACCGAAACCCGCGGCGAATGCCGCGCAGGAGACCAAAGCCATGACCGATCAGAAGGCCCCGCGCGTGACCGCGGACGCCCAGACCCCCGCTGCGCCGGCGCCCGCCAGCCCCGCGCCCACCGCGGCCGATGGCGCGCCCATCATGTGCCCCGAGTGCGAGGCCGAGAACGCGCCGGACGCGAAGTTCTGCGACCAGTGCGGCGCCGCGCTCGCCGCGGGCAACCCCGCCGCGGAACCGCCGGCGTCCACGCCGGCACCGGCGCCCGGATCGGCCCGCGCGCTGCTCGCCCTCGTCGGCGTGGCGACCATGGCCGCCGCCGTGCCCATCGTCGCTGGCGCGCTCGAGCGCGCGAAGCAGTACGACGCGCTCACCGGCGATCTCGCCAAGCTCCGCGCCGAGAAGCGCGAGGGCGAGGTCGAGCAGGTCCTCGCCGACGGCGCCCGCGCCGGCAAGCGCGCGATCGTGCGCGATCGGCTGAAGCTCCTGCAGGTCGCCGGCGCCGATGCCGAGGGCAAGGGCGCCGATCCCGAACGGCTCCGTCTTCTCGTGGAGGCGCTCCCCGTCGAGACGGAGGTCGGAGCATCGACCAAGACGCCGGCGCCCGCGTCGACGCGGGTCGGGAGCGTCGAGGTCACCGCCGACGAGATCGCGCTGTGCCAGCGGCGCAACTGGAAGATCGAAGACTTCGCCGCCGAAAAGGCGCGCATCACCGGCCGCGCCAGCGTGCCGAACGGAGGCTGACAAATGGCTGCTTTGACCACCGAACGCTACGTCACCCGCTACGAAGATCCGGCCAACGGGGTCTGCGGCGGCGGCGTGGCTGCGTCGACGAAGATCTTCAAGGGTTCGATCGTCTGTCGGAACGCGACGGGCTACCTCACCAAGGGCGCCACCTCCACGACGCTCGTCCCGATGGGCGTCGCTCGCGACACCGTCGACAACAGCGCCGGCGCCAACGGCGACCTCAAGGCGAACCTCGACACTGGCGCCTTCGAGTTCGAGAACAGCGCCGCGGGCGATCAGATCACGATCGCCGACCTCGGCAACGACGTCTACATCGTCGACGACCAGACGGTGGCGAAGACGAACGGCAGCTCGACGCGCAGCCGCGCGGGGAAGCTCGTCGGAATCAACCCGGTCAACAGCAAGCCGATCGTCCGCATCGGCGTGGGGTTCTGAGCCATGGGAAAGCTCGTCGATTCTGCGCTCCTCACCGAGGCGCGCACCTCGTTCAACATGGCGTTCCGCGACGCCTACCGCGACCCGGCCGGCCCGGGGCCTCTCGTCGACCTGCTGTGCGGGCCGGCGAAGCCGAACGCCGGCGCGAAGGGGAAGTACCCGATCCTCGGGCAGATCACTGGTCTGCGCGAGTGGATCGGCGCTCGGGCGTTCGAGGACCTCGCGCGCTTCGCGTACGAGCTCCCGAACCGGACCTTCGAGAAGTCCCTCGAGGTGCCCGTCAACGACTTCGAAGACGACCAGTACGAGGGCTACGTCGATGTCGCTGGCCAGATCGGCTACCAGTGCCGGATGTGGCCGGAGGACCTCGTCCTCGAGGCCCTGCAGCTCGGCACCTCGAAGCTCTGTTTCGACGGCCAGTACTTCTTCGACACCGATCACCCGATCGACCCGGCCAACTCGGGGTCGACGCAGTACGCCAACCGCTTCACGGGCACGGCGCTCTCGTCGACGAACTTCTCGAGCACGCTCGCCGCGATGCAGCGGATCGCCGGCCGCGACGGACGCCCGCTCGGCGCGTTCCGCGGTGACATCGTCCTGCTCGTCCCGCCGCAGCTCCGCGAGGTCGGCAAGCAGATCGTCGAGGCCGAGTACCTGGCCAACGGCGCGTCGAACGTCAACAAGGGCGCGGCCCGCGTCGTCGTCGAGCCGCGCCTCGGCAACGAGGCGATCAACTGGTACCTCGTCGACGGGAGCTCGAAGTTCAAGCCGATGCTCTTCCAGGAGCGGAAGGCGCCGAGCGACATCGTGACGCTCATGGGTCAGACCGATCCGAACGTCTTCGAGTTCGACGTCTATCGCTGGGGCGTGAAGGCGCGCGGTGCCGCGGGCTTCGCTCTCCCCTGGCTCATCGCGCGGTGCGAGGGTTGATCATGGCCGGACAAGCCAACATGACCGAGGAGCAGATGCTCGCGCACTCCGAGGCGCTCAAGGCCGAAGAGGCCAAGCGCGCCAAGGACGCGGAGCTCGCGGCCGCGGCGGCCGAGCAGGCCAAGGCAGCCCCCGGGGCCGAGATCCCCGAGGGCTACGTGCGCGTCACGGCCCATTCCACGGCGACTGGCGGGCACTTCCGCGCCGGTCGCTTCTGGGCGGGCTTCGATGGCGATGGCGAGGTCGAGCCGACCATCGCCGACGTCGACGAGAAGCGGCTCGCGCAGGTCAAGGACGACAAGCGCATCCGCGTCCTGAGCGTCGAGCGTCCGAAGCGCGCGAAGGGCTGAGCGGTGGCCGCCTACGCGACGCGCACCGATCTCGCGGGCTGCGGCCTGAGGTCCGATCTGACGGCAGATCTGCCGACGGCGGACCTCGATGCAGCCCTCGAGAAGCGGTCACGCTTCGCCGACGGCTACCTCGCCAAGCGGTACGTCCTCCCTCTGGTCGCCTGGGGGGAGGACCTCACGCTCGCGGTCTGCCAGCTCGCCGCGTGGGACATTCTCACGGCGATCGTCGGTTTCAACCCTGACGACGCGGCCAACTCCAACTGGAAGGACAGGCGGGACGAGGCGCTCGCGTGGCTGAAGGACGTCGCCGCCAGCCGGGTCGATCCGGTTGGGATCGTCGACTCGTCGGCGACGGCCGAACGCGTAGGGCCGATCGCCTGGTCGAACCCGCCGCGCGGGTACTGATGCCTCGCCAGGACTTCGGCAAGCTCGCCCGCCTGATCAAGGCGGCCGCGCAGGTCGCCAAAGGCGTGGTCGGGCGCGATGCGCTCAAGGCCATGGCCAAGGTCACGATGGGCCTCGCCGTCGCAGGCGCCCAGCAGGGGAAGAACCCGGCTGGCCGCGCATGGAAGCCCCTCAAGAAGGGCGGCACGGCCCTCCGCATGATGGCCGGCTCGCTCTCGCTGCGCGTCGGGCTCACGCAGTTTCGCATCGTCTCGAGGTACCGATGGGCCGGCTTCCAGCAGCGCGGCGCGAAGGGCCGCCGGCGCTCCGGACCGCTGTCGCCCAAGGGCGTGCGATCGGCGTCGCTCGGGCTCTCGAGGTGGAAGCTGCCTGCCCGCGCGGTCCTGCCGAAGCGCGCGATCCCGAAGCCATGGAAGACGCCGGTCTACCAGGCAGCCGCTGATGCCTGGCGCAGGAACTGGGTGATCACGTGAGCGATCCGACGACCGTCCAGGAGCTCCTCACGCAGATCTGGACGCTCCTCGAGACGACCAGGAGCGTGCCGAGCGATCTCGGCGCGCGGCGGACGAATCAGAAGTCCCCGCGCTACTCCTGGGAGCCATCGACGATCACGCCCTCCGATCCGGGCGACGACTACGTCCAGGAGGCGCGTCGACTCCACGATCTCGGCATCGGCTTCGACGTCGTCTGCTTCGCCGAGACGATCGACGGTTGCCTGCAGATGGCGGCAGACCTGGTGACCGCCGTGCGCCAGGTGCTCCGCGGTGCCTCCTACACGCTCGGCGCCTTCGAATGGGCGGAAGGCTCGGGCGAGTCGAGCACCAAGGGCTGGGCGCTCATCGTCCCGCTCACGCTCCGGGTCGCCCTCCTCGAGAGCGACCTCGATCAACCGCCTGTAGCCCTCGCGCTCGTCACGAGCGTCCGCGTCGATGACTCGGGCGGTACCGACGGAGACGGCGAGCTCGTGCCCCCGAACCGCTGAGGAGTCCCACATGTCGAACGAGACCGAAACCGTTCCGGTCGAAGAGGCCGTGCGTGCCGAAGAGGCGCCGATCGACCCCGTCGCCGTCGCCGTCGATTCCGTCGCCGTCGAGCCCGAGCCCGAACCGGAGCGCTTGAACCTGCGCGCGTGGGGCGCGCTCAAGGGCGCCCCGGAGTGGCAGCTGCGCGCGGCGGAGACGTTCGCCGCCCTCAATGGCCTCGAGACGAGCTCGCTCACCGAAGAAGACTTCGACGCCGCGATGAAGCGCGTCGCCTGACCCCCGGAGCACCATGCCTTCCAACGCTCAAATCACCTTCAGCGAGGGCGGCCTCGGACTCTCAGGCGCCGCTGCCGCGGCGACGCCGATCGTCCTCGTGGGCGCGACGCCCCTCGGCACCGCGGGCAACATCTACCCGTACGGGAGCGCATCGCCGGGCCAGGTGATCTCCGACCTCGGAAGGTCGCCGGTCACCGAGCTCGCGGCCTCGATCCTCGCGACCCCGAACCACGTCCCGATCCTCATCGCCGCGGCCGCGTTCACCGCTGGCACGCAGTCGACCGTGGCGTCCGGCGGAACGAGCCCGCCGGCCATGACGCTCACCGGCAACGCGCTCGACGACGGCCAGCTCCGCGTCGAGATGCGCACCGGCGGTGCGCGCGGCACGGCGACCTTCCGCTACTGCACCGACTACGACGCGATCAAGGGCACGGGCACCTGGTCCGGGGACATCCTCACCGCGGCCACCTACGCGATGCCGAACACCGGCGTCACCCTGAACTTCCCGGTCGGCACCTACCAGACCGACAACTACTACACCGCGACGCTGAACGCGCCGACGATCAGCAACACGCAGGCGACCGACGCGATCGATGCAGCCACCGCGTCGGAGTACGCGTTCTCGCACGGCGTGGTGGTCGCGACGCCCGCCGACACCACCGCGATGGGCACGCTGTTCGCGGCCGTCTCGGCCAAGGCGGACGCCCTCGAGACGGCGCGGAAGTACACGAGCTGGATGGTCTCGGCCTCGCCGCCGGCCGGCTCCGACTCGACGTCGCTCTCGACCTGGCGGACCGCGCTCGTCACCGCCGCGGTGTCGCTGGCGCACAAGCGGATGATCATCGCCGCGGGGCGCTGCCGTCAGACGAGCGACGTCGACTCCCGATCGATGCTCCGCAGCGCGCTCTTTCCGCTGGCGGCGCGCATCGCGTCGACCGGACCGTCCGAGCACCTCGGGCGCGTGCGCAGCGGATCGCTCCGCAGCGTCACCTGGATCGAGCACAACGAGGACACGATCGGCGGCCTCGAGACGTCGCGCTACTCCACCCTGCGCACCATCACCGGCAAGCAGGGCTACTACGCCGCGACGCCGCAGACCTTCGCGGCGTCGGGCTCCGACTACGGACGCCTCACCAACCGGCGCGTCGCCGACCTCGGGGCCTCCGCCCTCTACGCCGGCCTCACCGACTACCTCAACGAGGAGATCGCGACCGCGCTCGGCACGGGCCGGATCCTCGAGAGCGTCGCCGCCGCCATCGACATCGACCTCACCTCTCAGGTCGCGGCCGCGATGGGCAAGCACGCGACCAGCGTCGCGGTGCGCGTCAGCCGCACGGCCGACATCCTCGCGACCGGCCAGTTCAACGGCGAGCTCCGGATCGTCCCGAAGGGCTACGCGACCGCCATCAACTTCAACATCGCCTTCGGCAAGTGATCGCCGAGAGCTGAGGATCCATGGCCAAGGCAATCATCAACGGGTACGAGTACTCCCACGCGAGCTACCGCGCGACGCTGTACGGCCTCCGCATCCCGATCAAGGCGTTCGGCGTCAAGCACGCCGTCGACCGCGAGGAGGTGCGCAACAACTCGCGCAAGCCCGACGCGTTCACCGCCGGCGATTGGAAGGGGGACGTGTCCCTCGAGGTCACCCGGTCGGTCTGGGACCAAGTCAAGGCGCACTGCTTCGCGTCGAGAGGCCGCGCGCCCCTCGACTGCCAGGGGGATTTCGTCCTCACCTACGGCGAGCGCGGCATGCCCTCGGGCACGATCCAGGTGAAGGTGGCGGGGCTCGGCGAGGCCGACGGATCGAGCTCCCAAGGCAACGCGGCGAGCACGGTGAAGCTCACGCCCAACGTCCTCGACATCCTCGAGAACGGCGTGTCGCTCATCTCGGCGGAGGAGGACTACTGATCATGAGCGGCAAGTCGGAAGCGGTGACGGTCGGCGGGATCTCGTACACGATCCGGCGGCCGAAGTACCAGGAGTGGCGGAAGTTCAAGGCCGGCGTCGCGAGCACCAACGCGAGCGGCGAGGGGCTTCCGACCATCGACGCCATCGAGGACCTCGCCAAGGCCTGCTGCACGTCGCACACCCCCGAGCAGCTCGACCAGCTCGTCGAGGACGAGCTCGGGCTCTTCGAGGAGCTCGCCGGCGTCGCCACGCGGCTGGCGGGAGCCGCGGAGGTCACCCGCGCCACGAAAAGCGGCTGACCGCTTCGAGGTGGCCAGGGCCGACCTGGCCGAAGCCGCCGAGTGCATCCTCGCGCTGTTCGGCGCCGACGGAGACAACGCCGACGCGATCGCCGGCGCTCTCCTCATCGCCCGCCACTTGATCGACCGAAAGGGCTGAAGCCGTGGACTCGCTGCAGTTCATCATGGACCTCAAGGACCGGCTCACCGGTCCTGCGTCCGCGATGGGCAAGAGCCTCTCGGGCCTCGAGGGGAAACTGCGCAGCGTCACCGGCAGCGCGCTCAACAAGGTCGACCAGGGCATCTCCAACACCGCCAGCCGGATCAAGGAGTTCGGCCGGAGCGGAGTCTCGTCGGCGGGCAAGGCGCTCGTCGGTTTCGGCGCCACCGCCGCGGCCTCTCTTGCGGCCGCCGGTGGCGCTGTTGGCGTGTTCGCGTTCAAGCACGCGACCGCCGCCGAGCAGACGCAGGGCGCCCTCCGCCGGCTCATCGGCGACAAGAAGCAGGCCGATGCCGCCCTCGCCGCCGCGAAGGGGCTCTCCAACCTCTTCGGATCCGATCCGCGTGAGGCCGAGTCGCAGCTCGCCAAGCTGGTGGGCAAGGGCTACGACCTCGCCACCGCGCTCAAGGTGATTCAGGGCGCGGCCGACCTCAAGGCGCTCGGAGCCGAGGGCGAGAAGCTCATCGAAGTCTTCGACGAGATCGCCGCCAAGGGGAAGATCGAGGGCGAGTCGGCCGCGCAGATCGCCAAGGCGGGTGTCGACCCGGTGCGCCTCCGCGCCGAACTGCTCGGCAAGCTGCAGAACGTCACCGGCAACGCCTCGAAGGACATCGAGAACGCCATCCAGAACGGCACGATCAAGGCGGCCGACCTGCAGGGCGCCGCGCTGCGTGTGATCACGCAGATGACCGGCAAGTCGCTCGGCGGCGCCGCCAAGGACGCAAGCCAGACGCTCGGCGGCCTGGTCGATCAGCTGAAGACGGTCCCCGATCGGCTCTTCGACGCGGCCAACACGAACGGCGCGATCGACCCGCTCAGGAAGAACCTCGCGTCGCTCGTCGGCGCGCTCAACCCGGACAGCACCACCGGCAAGCAGCTCGTCGCGGCGATCGGCCAGGTGTCTGGCGCGATCGGCAAGCTGCTCGGGCGCATCGCCCCCGAGGACATCGTCAAGGTCGTCTCCGCGCTTGGGGACGGACTCGGGTTCATCGCCGACGTTCTCGACGGCGCCGTCGGCGCGGTCTCGGGCTTCATCGACGAGTTCAAGATCGGCCTCACCGCCATCACCGGCCCGATGGGGAAGTTCGGCGGAGGCGCGATCACCCTGAGCGGTGTGATCTCCGCGCTCTCGACGACCCTCCGAGTCGCCGGCGCGGTCATCGGCGTGACGCTCGGCCTCATCGTCCAGGTCGCGAGCTGGATCGTTCAGGCCGTCAGCGGAATCGCGAGCGGCCTCTCGGGCTTCGTGACCTGGTGGGAGACGCTCTGGCGCAAGACGATCCCGAACGCGGTGCTCGACCTCGTCACGTGGTTCGGGGCCGCCTACGACAGCTTCAAGGCCTGGGGCGGGTCGATCGTCGACGGCCTCTGGCAGGGCATCAAGGACGCCTGGGCGGCGCTCAAGGGCGGCTGGAACAAGCTCCTCGAGGGCCTGCCTCAGGCAGTGCAGGACAAGCTCAAGATCGCCTCGCCCTCGAAGGTCATGATGCAGCTCGGCGGGTACACCGTCGCGGGCTTCACGAAGGGCATCAACGACAACGCGGGCAACGCTCAGTCGGCCCTGTCGGCCGCCGTCGCTCCGAGCATGGCGAAGTCGGTCTCGAGCTCCACGACGAAGGTGGGCGGCAACACCTACCAGATCAACATCCATGCGAACGGCTCGGACGCGCGCAGCATCGCCGATGAGGTCCGGAAGGTCCTCCGCGAGGAGCTCGGCGCCGTCGCCGTCGAGATCGGCGCGGTGGCCGCCTGATGCCCAAGTTCCCCTACGCCAGTCCCCAGAGCTGGCAGGTGCAGATCGGCAAGATCTTCGTCCCGACCGACCTGTGCGCCGTCACGATCAGCGGCCTGAAGACCGCCGTGAAGCTCGACAAGCAGGGCGGGCCTGGTCGCAACGGCGCGACGATCCGAGTGCTCGGCGAGGAGCTCGCGAGCTTCGCCATCGACCTGGCGGCCTGGTCGCAGGCCGGCTTCGACGTGCTCTTCGACGTGTGTCGGCTGGCGCGCGAGCAGCTCGGGCAGCCGCTCACGGTCTACCATCCGTTGCTCACCGACGGCGCCGGCGTCAGCCGCATGATCGTCGAGTCCGTCGACTGGCCCGATGGCAAGATCCAGCGAGGGCAGCTCTTCGCGAAGCTCACCTGCACCCAATGGGCGCCGCCGCCCAAGAAGCCGAAAAACGTCGCGACGACGCCGATGTTCGTCGCCAAGACGCCTGACCTCGCGACCGAGAGCGGGGCGATCAAGCTCCCGCCCCTCCCGGGCAAGCCCCCTGGGCCCTCGGCGACCAAACCGAAGCCCTGATGGCCCTGGTCTACTGCCGGAATACCGCGGGGGTCGTCCTCGAGGCCTACGCGGCGACGACCGTGCGCCCCCTCTCGGGCGTCTGGCAGGCCGAGCTCGACGTCGACTCGTCGGCCGAGATCACCGGCCCCGTCACGATCGTCGTCGCCGACGGCGCCCTCTCCCTCGAGGGGACCGTCGGCCCCAGCGGCAAGTTCGCTGAGCGCGCGCGCATGCGGGTGATCGGCGGCGCCGGCGGCCTCTCGAGAAGCCTACCGGCCAAGGGCTACGCCCGCTGCCCCCTCCGCGCGCCGATCTCCGACGTCCTCGCCAGCGCCGGCGAGAAGCTCGCCACCTCCTCCGATCAGGCCGTGCTGGACACCCTGCTGCCCCGGTGGAGCAGGCTGGAGGGCCCGGCAAGTCAGGCGCTCGAGATGCTCGTCGCGCGCGCGCCTGGCGCGCTCTGGCGCGTAACCGCTTCGGGCGCCGTGTGGGTCGGCGTGAACGCCTGGCCGACCATCCAGCTCGACCACGTGGTCACCGACGACGACCCGGCGCGCAAGGTGATGGAGATCGCCGCCGACGATCCGACCCTGACCGCCGGCGTCGTCCTCGACGGGCGCCAGGTCAGGCACGTCGTCCACCGATACGAGCAAGGCAGCGTCCGGAGCGAGGTCTGGTACTCGTGAGCACCCTTCGAGAGATCGTCACGTCGATCGTCGAGGCCGTGATCGGACCGCGCA